AAAGCACTATCTTTTTCAAGTGTGCTTGTATTACTGCTTATTGTAGCCCTATCCCCTCTTTACGTCACTATGGGAATAATGACAAGGCAAATGCAAGAGAAGGTAAATTAATCAGCAGCTTCGGGTTCGTTACCATCTATAGCTTTCCACTCCAAATAAGTTTGGTAGTCGGTATTGTCATTTGAAAATGGGATTTGAAGTGTAGCATTACCTTGTGTAATTTCTACTGCCACGTTTTCCCCACTTATAGAAGATTTGATAAATTTATAAATTGGGTTTGTTGGGTATGCCATAATTAAAGCTCCGCACTAAATCCGATTCTAGCGTTAGAATCGTTTGTTCTTATAAAATATGGTCGGCTAACTGATGTGCCAGATACACTCATTTCTAGTTCACAACCAGTAGTTCCAGACACAGAAATGGATACAGAATCTCCAGTTCTTGAAGTGACATCGCCATATGCCCTGTAATAGGCAGTACTAGAAACTTGATAAACTGATGGATTAGCTCTCATTGTTACTGGAAAACTTCTTTGACCAAAAAGACTACCATCTGTGTAACAGGTTGCTGTAAGAACAGGTTTTTGACCATCTGAAGCATCAACCATCATATAAAAATATCTTTGACATAAAGCAAGATCTTGACTAAATGACCTATGCTCAAAATTAGAAGCTGCATCACTAGCCTCAAGCTGTACACCCGTAAGATGAAAATTGTTTGAAGTTGAATGTAATATATTAGCTGTATGACCAGCAGCTTGGTCTGCATCTGCGAAAGCAGTAAAAGTTGATCTCGCTGTTCCAGAGTTACGATTACTACCAGCAGCTAACCAAAAAAGAATTTCAAATCCATCTCCAGTATCGTTGTTTATCACACCACTTGTATCTCCTGCAAAATTAAATGTTTTTCTTTCCCAAGTGTCTGCACTATTAATTGTGTAAGTTGCACTAACTTGTTTTTTACTATTATCTGTTTGTTGTATATTTACTGCATAAGTGCCAGTAACATTAGACCTTACATAAAAACTTAAAGATATGGCTTTTGCACTGCTTGTCCCAAAAGCTAATTCTTGCAAATTCTGTGCTTCAATTCTATGCCTTATTGCAACATATTGACCACTACCAATATTTGTATCGGCAGTATTTACATCTAATTTATAACTATTAGAGAAACCATCAGGCGAAGTTGTCGATTGACTAATTGACATTTGTGAAGAACCATAAGGGTGTGTTAATGCAAATTGATCTATAGTAGTTTCATTATTAGAAACAGTAGAAAAACTTGTACCCCTTTGTGAAATTCTCATGGCTCCGTTAGTAACCAAATTTTTACCTTGTCTTTGAGTATTGTTTACAGCACAAGTGCCATCAGTATTGTTGACAGTAATAGCAGCAGTACTAGCTCCTACCCCTTTTATCGAATTTACTTTGATTTCACTCATGGTTTTGGATACTTGTCTTTAATAGCTTTGATGGTAGTTTTCCAGGCAGCTACACCATTATGATAAATGTCATCAAGCTGATCTTCAATACTTGGATACTCTGCTCTACGTTGAGATTTGTAACTGTCATTTTCTAAATCCCATGCAGCCTGTAGTGCAGCAAGTCCATCTGTACATTCTTTTTCTGTAGGTTTAGTTCCACCATCTAAAACAACTAAATTTGCATAGATTTTATTTTTTGAATCAGACCACCCAAACCATTGACCTACTCTGACAGTTATAAGATAATCTTCAATGTGATCTGGTTTGCCTGTAAAATAATCCATTAAGTATCTCCTAAACGTATAAAAGTAACACAAGTTTGATTTTTATCGCTATCGGAAACAATAGTAGTAACACTTGAGGTAAGTGACATTCCCGCAAACCTTATCTTATGAGTCGAAGTGTTTGTTACATCAAATGTAACTGTTGCGATAGCACTAGCAAAACACCCATTAGAACTTGTTACACCTGTATTTGAATATGAATCTGCTGCGTTAATGGCAGAACTCATACCATCAGTAGTAGTTTGTATTCTCGCTCCTATATACCTTTGTGCTGAAGTAGTGTAACAAATAAAATTAAATTGTATATAATAAATTCCTGTCGTAGGAAATGTAAAAAGTCCACTAGATTCACTCATAGCACTGCCAATATTTCCGTAAGCAGTCGTATCATTTCTTTCCCAGTTATTATTTAAGGTTGCTACTGAACCTCCTAGAGTAGAGTTAGTAGTAATTCTCCATTGGTCTACCATTGAAATTGAATTTATTCCAGTTAAGCTTGCACCACTAATAGCAGGTAAATTACCAGAAAGTTTTGTTGCATCTAGTGTACTTGTACTTGTAACAAGCGTTCCATCTGCAATATCAGGCAAGCTAATAACTCTGTTATTACTAGATGAAGAGGGTGCTTGTAAGCTGAAAGACCCACCACCTGATGCTGCGTTTAGTTTAATCTTTGCTGTCATAATTAACTAGGCTCGGTAGGAAAGGTAACAGAACTCATATCTAAATTACCATCAGAATCAAGAGTTGGGGTGCTACTGGCTGGTAAATCACGCAAACTTTGACGATATGTTTTCCATGCTGTTGAAAGTGTTAAGTCAGAACTGGCTCTCCAATCACAAGCTGCTAATCTACTATCTCTTTCAACTCTTAATAATCTCATGGGTTCTGCATTATTTAACCTCGTTACTTCTGCGTCTATAGCAGATTCAGTTGGTGCTGTTTCTGTATCTTTCCAATTTAACCCAGAATAATCAAAACCATACCAAACATAACTGCCATTTGGTTTTAAAGATTTTAAAGCATCGTGTTTTGTGTAAATCATTTATGTATCTCCTAATCTAATAACTGTCAAACCACTTCTTTGGGTAGTACTATTGCCGTCTATGGTTACAGAAGTATTTACTTCGTATTGTATTTTAAATTTATCGTTACTTGTATTTGTAACATCAAAAGTGGTTATAGAGACTACGGAATCATATTCACTTCCACTGTTACTTTTGGAACCACCATAACTTTGTCCTATATTTGTAAAATTAGAGCCATTATCTTGCGTTGCTCTAACAGAAAATCCTTGATATGTAGCACCACTACTAGCAAAAACAAACTCAACCATAATTAAATATATTCCAGTTACAGGAAAAGAAAATAGTCCTGAACTCTCTGTCATTGCACTACCTATACCTGAAAAGAAATTATTATCGTTACGTTCCCAATTAGATGTAAGATCACCAGCACCAGAACTTAAACTTATTGCAGTACTTAGCCTCCACTGATCCATCATTGTTATTCCAGCAGCTATTCCACTTACACCGCTATTTGTAATTGACATTCTCTCAACACCACCAGTTGAAAACTTGATAGTGTCAGCAGCAGGGAATGTTATACCAGTATTGCTATCCGTTCCTGTTACTGCTGGTGCGGAAACTGATCCATCAACTCCAGAAATACCAGTAGTGCCGTTAATGTTTAATGCCATAATTAAAGAATAACAAGGATTGCACCAGATGGCACAGTTACAGTTACACCCGAATTTATTGTAGG